CTTATAGGAACCGTTGAGTTGTTTCTCTTCCTTGTAGCTTGTAAGGTAATAGTTGCCGTTGACGTTCATGTCATCGGCTCCTATCAGCACACCATATCTGTTAGTGTAATCTGTTTCAAGTTTTCGGTACTCGGCCAGGAGGCTGGTATCATTAGGCTCTACAATACTGTTGAATGTGATGACTCTTCCATCGCTTGATATATACTCGATACTGTTACTGCTAGGGTTTCCAACAAAGGTATTGTTTGCATAATTCCTTTCCTTGTTTTTATGAATAGGTTCAAGAATGTGTCTTATTTCCACACCTGCAAATTTAATCTCCGCCATATTATATTCCCCGTACTATTCTTTGTTTGTAGAGTTCGTCATTCAGCTTTCTTACAATGAAATCTCCTGCGGATTCCTCGATTATTCCACTGAGTTGGATGTTGGTAGTTCCTCCTGTGGTGTTGCTGATGTTTGTCATCAGATTGCTATTTGCAAAACCACTGCTTCCGCCAGATACTATTCCCGCACTGCCTAAGACAACACCGGCACTTCCAGGAATAATGCCTGAGCTTCCGGCAACACTATTAAGCATATCCCAAGCCTTCTTAATGTTGTCAATGATTGGTTTGATAGTGTTGTATGCTCTGCTGAATGGTGCTGTTATAGCATTAGTGACTCCACTCATTGCAGAGGAAATTGTGCTTCTTACCTTGCTGAAAGCGGAAGTTATTGCAGAAACTATCTGTCTTGCCCTTGTAGTAGCCATATTCCATCTTGTGATTGCAGCCAGGATAATCCTTTGCACGGCACCGAAAATCGCACTGATTGCTGGTGAAAGCATGCTGAAGACCTGGCGGATTCCATTCACGATCATAGTCACATTGTTAATTCCTTGTGTGAATAATGCTGCAAGAATGGATATTATGAAATTGAAAACCGCTCCGAATATCTGTTGTACTGCAGGCACAAAAGTCATCAAATAGGCTATGCCTTGTTGAACGAAACTTATTATAGGTTGAATTGCCTCCATGAATGCACCAATCAACCCTTTAACACTTGCTATAAGGTTATCAACTGCTTGCCTTACCTGTTCATTATTATTGTACAAGTAGTACAGTATTCCAACCAGTACAAGTATTGCGGCAGCTACTGCCAATACAGGCCATAACAGACTCATCTCTGCTCCAGCCAATGTGACTGTAGGGCCTATCGCTGCAATCTTTGCAGTTGTTTCCGCACCTAAGGCAGTAGTGAAAAAGGCTTTAATACTTGCACCTATTCCTTCAGCTGCAGTACTCGCACTGATTGCAGCACGCAATGTTTCGACCATACCGGCTATCTTTTCGGATTCCTTCAAGGTATTATAGAACTGTGTTAATGCATTGAAGTTAAGGGCCATTCCACTAATCTGTCCGAATGCTCCGACAATACTGCCTAAAGGCTCGATTACAGGAGCAAGTGATACTGCCATATCACGGAAAGCATCATTAATCCTTTGAGTTATGGTTAAGTGGTTTCCTCCAGCTGCGGCCATCTCATTAATATTGTTGGCATATTGGCTTGTTGTTTGGCTTGCATTTGTCAATGCTCCGGCTTGCAGACCGAGTTCCTGTTCCATCTTTGACAAGTCACCATTACTGTTTTTCAAAGCTTCAGACAATCCGCTTAATGCAGCTCTTCCACCACCATATTTTTTAGTAGCAGCTACAATTGCTACGCTTGATTGATCTACATTCATTCCAAGCTCGGCGAATTGTGAATCAAACCTCTTCAAGAATGTGTAATAGTTCTGCATTCCTCCGACAGTATTGGCTGAAGCATATCCTAATGCTCCGAATGCACTGCTTACATTGTTCATATCAACTCCCAGTACAGAGAGTTCATTTGCCATCCCTGTAACGGTTGAAGGGTCAAGTTGCAAAGCACTTCCAATTGATTTTAATCCTTTGGCACTGGTTTCAAGGTTCTCACTTGAAACTCCTATCTGGTCCAATGCCTTTATGTATTGGAGCGCTGAATCTTCGCTAAAATTAGCACTGCTTAAGGAGGTTGTCATCCTTGTCAATTCATCAGCGCTTACTCCTGATTGGATTGATAGCTTGTCTATAGTGGAAGTTGTGCCTGCAAGGGATTCTGATAATCCTTCCAGCTTGCTTCCTATGTTGGAAATCTTATCAGCGATGACTGTCAAGCTTGCGATATCCATTATTGGTTTGCTGCTTGTTTCCTCTTCAACTTCCTGGATATCGAAGAGTTTCTGTGTTATACCCTCCAGTTCAGATGTATCTGCATCTGGCCGGATTACTCGTTTTCCTGTTTCCTCTTCCAGTTCGGTCATCTGTTGGAGTTTGGTTATTAGCTCATCAAGTGCAGAGGCATCTGCATTTGTCTTTAATTGTAATTGATATTCAGCCATTTAATTTCCTGCCTCCACATATAAAAAAAATCATCATTTATAGGTTTTTAATAGATTGCAAATGGTTTCTGTTTTAAACGGAAATCTATAATCTCTTTGGTTATCACTGCCCATGCTAACTGTTGAAAAGGTGTGCTTTTCTTATAATCTTCAAGGGAGAGCGATATTATTCCCTGGTCGAACATTTTAGTCAAATGATTTAATTCTCCAGTCTCATAATTCAATGCCTTACTCAAGAAAGGATTTTGCCTTTTCCATGTCTTCAGGAGTGGCTTCAATACCACTTATCTCGTACACTCTTTCGGTCACATCCTTTGTGAAACCTGCAGGCATATGTGCCATCAGTATTTCAATACTGTTATCAGAGTATGGTTCTCCTTTCTCATTGATTAAGCATTTTCTCACGATTAATTCGTTGAGTTTGACTACATCATTCTTTGCTTGTGTGTATATCTGCATGAAATCAGATTGACTCAACGGTTGCAGAATGAAATCATAATCTTCACCCTCATAAGTCAAGGTGAATGTTTTCTTGAACTCATTGTTCATTATCTTCTGTTCAGTTTCCGCTAGTAACAATTCTAAACTTTTATTTGCCATATCTATCAAAACCTAAAATCTGTTGTTTGTTAAAAAAATAAAAAATAGAAAAAAAGGAGACTAAAAAGAGTGTTTAGTCTCTTCTTGCATCTTCGTCTAAGTCTTCTGCAGTGAACTTGATAGTTTCAGTTGTCAAACTGTCCACACTCAATTCCTTGCTGTAACTGTCAATCAAGCAACGGAGGAAGATTTGAGTAATAGTGTAAGTTGTGCCGTCATTGCCTCTGACTGTCTCCTTTACAGTGATTTCCTTCTTGTTGACTTTCATATCCTTGAGGATGTTGCGAAGTTCAAGGTAGGATTCCACATTAGGAGCAATAAGTTTACTTATTTCAACACTGTATGAGGTTTTTGCCATTCCTGAAACAACTGGTCCATCAAAGGTGTCTTCAGTGCTTAAACTGGTATTGTCTTCAATCTTTACAGAAGTTCCTCTACCGACGGTCACACCGTCAATGATAATTATCTTATCTGCCATACTTTTTCAACTCCTTATTGTACATCATAAGTCACATTAGCGTTAATGCAAGTGACTACTCCATCAAAGACTATTTCCTCAATATTGACTCTCACACAATCACGGTTAACTTTCTCAACACTGTAAACAATATCATTAACAAGGCCTTGGATGTCTACAACATCATGTTTAATCCTTGCAAGTCTTTGTTCAATAGCATCAAGGGTGATCGGATTGTTTCTCTCTCCCAGGTAATCCTCAAGGTTGAAAAGGTTAATGATGTAATTGATTGTTCTTTCCATGTACAAGTCCAAGTGTAATGCTGTTCCATCAGCTGCAGTTACAGTATGTGGTAACCTACTGTTGACGATAACAAATTTCTTCTCTGCACGGTTCAAACATTTAGCTACAGGATAACCTGCTTCAACAAGTTTGTAACCTAAATCATTTTCTGCGAAAGTCAGTTCAGGAGTTACTGCTTCAACACCTTCAAGGGTCTTCATGGTGAAGCTAACATCCACTTTTCTTTCCGCAACAAGTCCGCAGAAATATGCAGCAGTTTGAGCTACAGATAATACTGTATCATTTACGGTGAATTGCTGATGTACTAATCCGAAAGTTCCACCGTTTGCAAAGATTGCAGAAGTAGTAGTATATTCCTCCGCACCACTACGGGTAATAGGTGCGATAAGAGCTACAGGATGGGAAGATTCAAATCTGTCAGCAATGTAAGCTTTCACAGCTGTAATGTTTGCATCAGTCAGGTCATATGGTATGAATAAAATATCATAATTCTCTTCAAGGGTAGTTGCAGCGGCAACTATCTCTGCACCGGTAGGGCTTCCTGCAGTAGAAGGAGCAATGTCTTTAATGATTACATCTGTTGCACCTCCACGGAAGAGACTGTCAAGTATCTGGTCACCTGCAGGACTGCTTGCAGTGATTGGTGTGTTAACAGCTTCCCTGATTGCTTCAGCATAACTGCTTACACTGATAGGAGCAGTTAAGGTTTTACTGAATTCGGCCACTACTGCAACTTTACCTGCTAACCCTGCTGCACCTTTAGGGACATTGTCCACTTGAGTAACGGTTATTTTTGGTATGATTGCCATAATTGTTATTCTCCTAAGTAATTTTGTAATAATTTTTCTGTTTGTTCCAAGGTTTTTGGATCATCATCCAAGCTTGCCAGGAAACCTACCTTCAAGTATTTGTTCAGGTCAAGGTTTTCCATGTATTCCTGGAAGTTGAATTTCGCCTTGGATTCTTTCTTTTCTTTTGCCATAATCTTATCCCTCATTTTATGTCTATATCTTCAATGCTTGTTCCGCAATAATTGCTGATTTCCTCAGCATCTAGCAGGCCGTACTCTTCCTCTTCATCAACATAAACCAGTAATGTAATCCCTTTAAGGGTGTATGTGCTTCCGTAATCGAAGGTTTGATTACCGAAGCTGATATTCCTGCTTCTTAACTCTGGGTTATTCTTTAATTCTTGTTTTATGTTCTGGATGAATGTGCGTAGTATCCTGCTTCCTTTTATATAGTCGGTTTGTTTGGTTTTTACATAGATGGAAACTAAGGTATTGTAGATTTGCCCGTCGAATAATTCGGTTTTCGGTGAAAGGCTTACATTTGCTATGTAGATTGTATTGTCCTCTTCTGCAGGAACACTACGGTCAATGAATTTAACATTGCATAATTGGAGTATCTCATTATCTGTATTCCTAAGAATATCATAGATAAGGAAATCAGTAGTATAAACAGTATCTGTCATATTATCCCTCCATTATAGGATTCAGTATTTCATCAATATAGGTTTCTTTAGTATTGTCTACACGGTCTATGCTGTCTTGTATGAAAGGGTCGCCAACGTATTTCTTGCTACCATATTCTATAGTGATAGGGTATGGGAAACCGTTTTGTGGGTTATGTGCGCCTGTTCCTACAACAGCATAATTGTTGCCTTCCTCCCATATCTGGGTACTGTTAGCCATATTCCCTGTTACACGGTGGTTACTCCCTATGTAATCCTTTTGTTCTTCTACAAGTTCCTTTGATAATGCGAGTGACAAATCCTTTTCGGCTTGTCTTAAATCACCTTTCTTGTTATCTAACTCTTTGATGATATCATCGAAAAGGCTACCTGTAGGGTCAGATTCTAAAGCACTTATTATTTCATCTAACCCTGAAGTGTCTATTTCCACACTAACACGAGTACCCATTTCAGGGATATAACTACCGATTGGCAAATCCTACTCCCCCATCCTTCGGATTATACTGTGGAATCCTTGCACCTTTTGCAGGATGAAAGGAGTCAAGCCATTGACTGCCTGCTTATACAACAAACCGCCATAGGATTGGATGTAAGTGTCTTCCATATCCTCATTACTGACTCGGATATTGTATTTGTTCCAAAGGTCACTGGCAGTCCATACGCACACATACTTGCAGAAGAGGTCTCCTTCAACTGTAGAAAGTGTGTCAATGTTTAAACGATTGGTAAAGGTCAAGGCCTTGTTTAATGCGAAGTCATAAGCAGTTTCAATCTCATTATCAGTTATGACCTTGTTTGCACTATTGGTATTGAACTCTTCTTCTGTTACGAATGGATCAATACTAGAAACATCCACTTCTTGTGTATTTGTTTCTATTCTCCATCCGTCCAGGTAGGATAAGATTAATTGTTTCCTTTCCTCATTAATTGTTGCATCATAAGCAGTCAAAGTCATGATTTCTCACCATCTACTAAATAAAAAAAATAAAGGAAAAGAATGTTTAATCCTTGTCAACGGATACATTAAGGGTTTCTGTTTCACTATCAACAGTGAAATCATCATAACTCTCCAAAGCAGTATAACCACTTGGAGCGGTTACAGATACCTCATATGTTCCATATGGGACATTGGATAATGTTGCACCTCCAGCCGCACCGGTGTTTCCAGTAGTGAAAGTAACAGTACTGTCAGTTTTATCAGTGAGTGTTACTTTAGCACCAGCTACTGCTGCTGGAGTGGTTTCTGTATCTTTCACGGAAACGGATATTGTTGAAGTTTCAGGAGTCTCCTCATTCTTTGGGAGTGTAATCAACATCCGCATAAAGTGCATCTTCAGCGAACAAGACTGCAATGTCGAAGAAAACATCGAAACTGGTTACGTAAGATTTCTTCATTACACTGTATTCACCTTCGCTAGTGATGTCTTCCACAGGACCGTATCCGATTGCATCAGGGTCGCAAAGAATTACAACATCACCATATGAGTTTACAGGGTCATTCAATACATCAAGGGTAATGAATTTAACACCATGTAAGGTGAAGTTTCCATCTGCATCATATCTGAAGTAATCAGATCTGTCAGTTGCTCTTGCAGCTCCAGCTTCTGCTAATAATCTTGCTTCAAGGATGCTGCTGATTAAGAATACTGCTTTGTCTCTTTTACCTTTCTGGTAAATGAACTGTTCAAGCATTGCTTCTAATTGTGGAATGATTTCGTAACCGGTTCCTGCATTGATTCCGGTGAATTCTCCCATAGGCATTCTTGGAGTGGATGCATGGCCGGAAGTCCATGCGGTTTTAACATCATCTAATTGTGCTAATACTCCTTTCAATGCGTGGATACCTTTGGAATCAGCAAGGGTTCTTTTACCGAAAATGGAAATTTGGTCCATGCTGTAAGCGGTACTTGGAGCCATTAATCCTTCCATTTTGTTCATGAATGCTTCGCCTTCAATGTTGGTTTGAAGGAAAGTCTTAGGCACAATGGAATAGTTGGTGAATGGTTTAGCATCCAAGGTTTGTTTTAAGAATACTGGTGAAGCTTCAGTTAAGGAACTGATGTCTGCAATTTGTTCACCGTATGCAGCGCCATTAGTGATTTTCTCCATAGACATTAATGGGCTGTTCATTCTAAGGTGCTGGATGTCCTTTTGTTTTGCACCATCCATTTCAATGTAACGGCAAAGGCTTACGAATTTTGCCTCATCATCAATACGGGTAAGGAATTCTTCTGCAGGTGCATGTTTCACACCATCGGTCACATCTCCAGTAGTGGAGTCTACAAGGGCTTTGCCCCATTTCAAGATTATAGGTTTGTTTGCGTCAATATGTTCTTTGGTAATCATAGGTTAATCATCCCCATTAAAGGTTTATTTTCTAATTTTTCTACCGAATTCATCACGGCCGGTTCTTTCATTGAAACTTGGAACGGTTACTTGTGCCGGTTCGTCGGTTATGATTGTCTTTTTGCTCTTGTTGATTTTAGGCTTTACATCCTCTTCAACAGGAGCTTCCTCTGCAGGCTCTTCCTCTGCAGGTGGTTCTTTTACTTGTAATGCTTCGATTGCTTTTTCTAATTCTGCTACTTTCTCTTCAAGAGCTGCAATACGAGCATCACTATCATCATCATTATTCTCAGGCTCTTCTTCGGATTCCTCGGTTGCTGCTTCAGTTGGAGCGTCTTCTTTATTTACAACTGATTCCGCTTCTGGTTCGGATTCCTTAGTTACTTCAGGCTTTTTGTCAGGACATTCCTCCTTTTTAACCTCGGCCTCTTCGTCTTCTTTCTGGGGCTCTTCATTCTTTAAAATCACTGGAGCCTCATCTGGCTCTGCAGATTCAGCCTTGCTGACTAAATCCTTAAGAGCATTTACAATCTCTTTAACTTCCAACTTCTTACCTCCATTCTTGGATTTTTTAATGTAAGTTGTGTAATTCATCACCTCCAAAGGATACCCATTACTAGGTCCTTCATCAGTTCCTAATTTTCCAACTAAGGATATGAACTGCGGTGTAACACATTCCATATCCTTCACATTGGAATAGGTAGTGATATCAGGCAGATTTAATCCACAACTTTTTTTTACAGTCGAAGAGAGTGAGACTCCTTCGAACTCATGTGAAAGCACCATCTCCTTTATTGTTGGATTGGTGACTTTCATTATAATAAGCCAAGAACCACTAGGTGCCATGCGGTCACCTATAGGTTCACTGGCCTTATTAATGTAATTCTCCAAAAGGGAGACTCCTTCAATCTGGTCTCCTTGATGGTAAATCTCAAATAGGTTATTGTTGTCATAGCTTGTGAATATTCTTTTAATATCCTCGGAGGATAAAGTGTCACCTTGGCTATCCTCTTCATTGGCAGGTATTACACAAGCCTTGACATACAATGCTTCGTCTTTATCATTCAGCATAATCCATCACATTTATCTTTTTTTAGTCATAAGTTACACTGCATTGACAATTGCATATGTTGCTGCAGTTATGATCATCATTATCAATGTCTCCAGGAAACAATAGGAAGTCAAGGTCTCCTGTTACTTCGTTCAATACTTCGAATTTTCCATTGAGGTTTACAGTCTGATTATCCATCCCCATATGTCGAGTATGTTCCAACCTGCTCCATACCCATGTCTTGGTGGTGTGTATCATGTCCCCACCATCACGGATAGATTGACTGTTTTCCATGTTCAGCTTTTCAAGGTCTAGGGAATTTGTCTTGTACTTTTCAAGGTCCCGGCTTACTCTGTCAAGTTCCTTGTATGTGTACTCTCTTCCACGTGGACTTGTTCCTTCTTGTATGCTTTTCTCAAGGATAAGCTTCCTGGAGCTTGTAGGCTTCAGCTTTTCAACTAATTGCTTGTAGGTGTCGACTTGGAATTCACTATTCCTTATCACATTATCCGCCCATAGTACATTCTTTTGTATTCTTTCAACTTCCTTGTCGGTTAGGATTGTGGCCACCTTGTGTGCGTGCATGTTGGCAGCTATCTTGTTGACAGTATCCTTGCGTAGACTGGATTTCTGAAGTATACGGGCAAATGCCTTATTAGTATCAGACAAGTTGAGACTTAATATCTTGTCACGGAAGTAGTTAGGATTGGTCTTGTCAATTACAGTATCACTCATGTCAGTATGATATGTGAAAACATAATCATCTATGACTTCATTAGCTATTCTCCGAAGCCTTTGCTGTAATGGTCTTCGTGATTTCTGTATTCGGATTATCCTTTGAGTATTGTAATAATCCAACTTTGCGAAATCAACTGGTCTATCCAATCTCATTTATCAATGCCTCAATCTGCTCTACTTCCTGCAATGCTTCAGGGTCTGCAGTTTCAAACAAGCCTTGAAGTTTGCGGAATTCCCATATGTCTCGATTTACTGTGAAGTCATAATCATTCAAATTAATAATAGGAATGTACTCTGATAATGCTTCGATTAATTGTTGAAGGTTTAATGCTCCAGCTTCAAATGATTTTATGATAAGGTCAACCTCGGTTTCTCTGTTGTCGCTGAAGTCAGGTGTAGTCATTTCCACATTCACATCAATACCGTACAATGCATAGATTAATTCCTTGATAAGCTGCTTCCATTTCTTCTGCTCCTGCTTCAAGCTTAATGAGTAGATTTCCCATATTGCCTGGGTCTTGTTACTATTCATACTCTCCTTTTCAGTATTGATCATAAGTCTTGCAAGTGGTATTCTGTACACATTGAGTACCGCTTCTTCGCATGATTGCTGATAATTCTCAAGATAGGATTCATTGTCATCTTCTATCTTTATGAACTCGAAAGGTATAGGGTTCTCTGCCCTTGTGAATACTACGGCTATTCCATTTGCTCCGTCCTGCAACTCTTCAGATATGATTTCCTCTTCTGATGGGAGTATTATCTCATTGCCATCAGCATCGAATTGACGGGGAGTGGCTAATTGCGGAGGCAAAGGAACATGCAATAGTCCCTTGGCTATATTTCCTTTGGATACCTTGTTGTAGTTCTGTGATTCTATAGCTATTTGTGTGAATATCTTCTTGCGAATACTCATGTATCTAGGTTCGGAGTAGAACAGGTAAAAGTTGTCTCCACCCATGAGTACCGCATCGGATAAGTCGAAGTTTCTCAAGTTAACGAAGTCAGTATAATCTTCACCAAGTATCCTGTAGTAGTAGGTTCGGCCGTTCAAGGTCTGCCTTAACAAGTAGAACTTGTTCTGTTTTTCGGTTACTTGTACAACATCCAATGTATTACTTGGCAGTTGCTTGAGTGTGAACCTGCTTCCGTCATCTGTCATTTCCATAGCTGCGAAGCCAGAGTAATTGTAATCCACGGCCATGTTGTAGAACTCATCAATATTATCCAACAAGTATTCCTGGATTTGTTCCACTATTTGCTTGGTGGTATCGTCAGCATCTTCATCTACAGTCAATGTGACTTCATTCATTATAGTGTCTTCAGCTAGTATCTGACTGCAGGTTGCCACATATGTAGCATTGTCGAAGATGTACTTGGCATCCGCTGCACTGATTGGTCTTTTAAGAACCAATAAATCTTCGCCTTCATCTAACTTCTTACCAATGAACTTGTCTGAATTCTGCAGGTTATTGGAAACACTCTTTACCACTTCTGAAAGTTTAGAGTTAACATTATGTCCTTTAATAATCATGATTATCCGATTCTCCTACCAGTCTTAAATCTTGTCTTAGTGCCTAACACTTTATCATGCAAGTAATTCCTTGCCAGGCTGCAACTGTCTACAAGGTTCGGACTTCTACCCTTGCCAAGTGGATCCAGTTGCACCATCTCATCAATGAAATCATCCATGTATAATCCTTGTTGGTTTAGTTTGACATTTCCGAATTTAATCCCATGTACTAATGGTCTTGCCCTTTGGTACTTACTACCACTTGGAGTTCTTAATACTACAGGAATGGAGTATCCTGCTTCAAGTATTATGTTCTGGAAATATTTCCTTGCATACTCCGGACTTCCTCCGCCTTCCTGCTCTATAACTATAACACTTGTCTTAGGTTGAGCAGGATTTGGATTATGCTTCCTGATGAAACTGATAAGCATTCCCTCTGGATTTGCGGATTGTGTCTGATTGAAGTCATGTATGTATTCAAAGCCATTGTTCAAGTAATCATAGCAGACAATGGCAAACATGTCTCTCCCTTTACCTGCAAGGTCAATACCCATCAAGCTGTAAACATAAGGTGTAGTAATGTTTAGTACATACTGGGATTCGGCTTCATCTCTGCTGATTAAATCTCCAGTTTGTGGCTTGTAATGCCAGTTACCATATTTCTGGTATTGCTGGTCTATGTAATCAAGTTCGTTCAATGAACCTTCGTAAGCGTTACGGTCGATATAAGGATTGTCTCTCCAATCCATAGCAAGGTAAGGCTTAGGACCATCCACAAACTCTTCCACTAGGTATTCTGTACTAGGGCCTCCAGGGTTAGACAAGTTTATGATGCTTCTTGGTATCCTGGAAGTGTTACGGCTGCTACGGTATTGGAACCTTAATACTTCGTAGGCTAATTCACTAGCCTCATCATTAATTATCCTATCATAACTTGCTGATTTGAATTTCTGCTTTTTCTCTTCACGGTCAAAAGCCTTGAAATAGATAGTGTTCCCATTCGGATGGGTTATCTGCGGAGTCGGTGATTGTTTGTAATCGCATTGATAATCTTTATGCAAGTCATCATTGCAGCACCAATCAACCAGGTTATCCCATATGCTATTAGTATCAAGTAACTCTGCATAGTTTTTCCTTGTTACTAGGCAGGTGTAACCTTCCTCATCATTGAGTATGTGTTGTAATGCTAGCATGCTTCCCAGGTATGTTTTGCCTCCGAAACCACCTGCGCCACATAGGATTGTGTTTGGTTTTTTCAATCCATCCTTATCGGTTCGTTCCGGACTGTTCACTAAGAATAAAGCTATTGATTGTTTAGGATAGGGTTTGATTTTCTGAAGTTCCAGGTATGGACTCTTCATTATGGTTTCCCTGTAGATCTTCTTTTGTGATTCTGTAACGAACCCATGTGGCAGTTTTTCAACAAGCAATGTTTACTCCTCTATCTGTGTTAGCAAGTCATTGAAATCCTCTTCGTATTCCTCTTCACCCTTGAAAGGGTTAACGTTTATTTCTGCTTTGGCTTCAACTTCCATGACTGCCTTGAGATTAACATCATTGTTAGTTGTACTCAAACCAGCGCATAATCTGAACATCTCATTCACATCTTTAAGGTTCAGTATCAGGTATCTTTTCATCTCTATCTTTGTCTTGAGACTATAGGATTCTCCTTTCAAGTTAGTGGCAGTATTAACCTCTTCAAGCATATCCTTGATGTTGTAGATTTCATTTTCAATTATGGTTAGGATTAATTCATTTGTATCATCGGTGTGTTTTGCTTTCTTTTTCAGTTGCTCTATCCTTTTTTCTGCATCGTTTATTTCAGCACATTGTTTCCATAACCACCTATTGTATAAGTTCCCCGTTTTAGATAGGAGCTTATCATAATCTTTTGCACCTTTTTGCACATTGTAATATTTTTCAACAGTTGCTCGAATGCTCCTTTCTTTTGGTGGAAGGTTCATATAGGTTAATCTTAATTCATAACTTTTAGCAGGCTCTCCTTTCATTCGTTGTATGCCTGGTTTTTTAGTCATGATATCACTTCGGTTCTTTGTTTTATATTGTGTGTGTGAGCATGAATGTTGCTACGCTTAATGCCATAACTACTACCGAAACTAGAAATGCGCTTATCCATTTAAGGACGCTTACTGTTGTTTCTAGTTGTGTTACTCGGTTGTCTATGTTGAAGTCATCTCTTGCGCTGTCTAGTTGTAATTGATGTATGTTGTTGGTGATCTTGTCTAGTTTCTGGTCCATGTTTTTGAAATCCAGTATAATTTGGTCTATTTTTTCTTCTTTGAATTCCATCCGGGATTCGAGGTATGTGAGTTTGGTTTCTGTGTCCTGGAGTTTGTCTTCGTGTATGCAGACATACTCTTGTTTAGCATCCATCCTCATCCTCCTCTGTGATGTACTCTTCATTGGTTAATGGTTGGCCGAGTATTTCGTTCTGTTTTTCTATTACCATGGTTTCTGCTACTTCTACTCTTTTTTCTTCGGAGAGTTGTGCTGCCAGCCATGTTAGGGCTGCGATTATGGTTGGTATGAATACCCAGTACTGATTTGGTAAGAGTGATTGCCATGCGTCTGGTGTGATTGCTGCGAGTAGCATTGCTACGAATGCTATTGCGGTTATGAGTCTTGATTTGTATTTGTATGTTTCTGTCATAGGGGGGTTCCTCCAATAAAAATTGTGTGGTGATAAGTGAGAATGAAAATAGGTTTAGTGTTTTGTTTGGAGAAAGCAGGGGAGTTTTTTTTATAGGAGGAAAAAACTATGAAGATTAGTGAATACTACATGAAAATTGTTATGATGAAAATTGTTACGAACACAGTTGCTTTAAATTTGTAAAAAGGAGATACACATCCATATTATGTGAATTTTAGAAAAAAATTTGTACCCAATGTTTTTTTATCCCATATTCTTCTCCCTTTCTTTCTCCCGAAAACACTTCATTTATAGGTATACTTTAAAATGGTCCTCCAAGTCTTGGAGGGATAAGCTTAGATTGGATTTGCACCAATCCTATGCCACGCTTGGAAGCTTACTGTTGAATTAGTATTCTTGTATAGGCGATATTATTTTACGAGATAGCTGTTACCCCAGGATTATTCCATAAGGGAATATGATGTTTTGGCGTTTGTCAGGAGGTGAAGCGAGTACCCGGCCGCATTTTAGACAATATGTTTCCCTGTGTGTTTTGTCTTCTGCGATTTCTGTGCTTTGACAGTCCGGACATTGCTTCATTGTCTCCCATCTTTTTCATGTTTTTTGCCATAACTTTATTTTTTGAAACTATAAATCAATTAAGGAGGATTTAGAACTTCGATTTTTTATCCCTGATAATTGGGGGAGTTCTTGCTATTTTTTGAGGAAAAAACATCATAAAAGAAAATTTTATCATGTGCGTGTTTTTAAGGTGAAAACTATGAAGGTCTAAAAACTGGCTAAAATGTTTTTCCTCAACATATAAGGTGGAAAAAATAAGCAAAAAAAATGAGTAATAAAAAAAAGTAAAAATAGTAATAAAAAAAAGTAATGTAATATATTTCTCACAATCCCTTGGGATAGAATTTCGAGTAGAACAATTCCTTGTACTCCTCCAATGATATATGTTCCTTGTCCTCTTCAGATAAGGCTTCATATCTGGCTTCAAGCATCTTGTCAAAGGTTTTCCTCAAAACATCACTCATCATTAATCACCTAATAATAATGTTTGATTTTCAACCTTTTAAGCTCTTTCCTTACAGCCATGTACTCATCATCAAAACTTTCCCTCCGATTCTGTGAAAGAAAACCTGTACCGATATACTGGGATTCATTGCTGCAAAGCACACCATCATTGATGCTTTTCCTACGCTTCCTCTGATAGATTGCTTTCTGCTCCCTTAATGCATGTGCCCGGCATTCATCACTACAGTACTTGACTGTCTTGTAATGTCGGATGAATGTTTTACCACACCAGGCACATTTGACCTGATGCGGATAAACCTTTTCACCATCTAGGTTTGTTTGAACAGTAGTCATAATTTCTTATCTTTTGTAAATGTATAATGGACATTCAACTGGATCTTCAAGAGTGAATTGCTCCTGGCCTTTCTTGCACCTCTTCATAAGTATTGAATCAGGCTCATAACCATATGCTACGAAACAATGTTTGCATTGTATGCAATCATTCATAATAGCATCTCCAGATTCTTTAATTCTGTAGTGTATGAATCCTTGACTCTTAGGAGTGTACTCAGTTTTTGGAGGTTGCTTTTTGAGAGTACATTGATTTTTTGTATCTCTTCATCTACATTAGTCAGACTCATTTTCAATTCAAATATCCTTTGATGCAGATTATTCATTGAAGG